CGCGCTCTCCTGCTGCATCTGCAGGGCCTCGGCCTGGGCCTGCATCTGCTGCTGGACCTGCTGCTGCTCCTCGGGCGTGAGGGGCTTGTTGGGGTCGCGCTCGCCGGTGAGCTTGCGCAGCTCGTCGGCCACCAGGTCGTTGTTCGGCAGGTCGGAGTACTCCATGGCCAGCGTCATGATGCGGATGGCCACCTCGGGCGGCAGACGGCCCGCCAGCTGGTTCAGGCTTTCAAACATGACCTGGCGCAGCGTGCCCGAATAGTCCTGCTCAGACACCACGAAGTCGGCCATGCTGGACGTGATGTCGTTCAGGTAGCGCACGCTCCCGTCTGGCTGGACCTCGGGCTGGTTGACCTTCACCCAGTCCAGCCGGCCCTTGTGGCCGAACAGGCGGATCACCTTCTCCTCGGTGTACCACTGCTCCACCAGGCTCAGCAGCTTCTCGCCCTGGATCTGCACAGCGAAGCGCAGGTTGTCGAAGGGCTGCGTGGTCACGACCGAGCCCTGCAGCTGGCGGGCCTCGATCGCGCGCCCGCTGACGGCATTGGTGCGCCGGCCCAGGTTCTCGTCGCTGATGCCCGCGGACTTCTGGATGGCCTGGCCGTCCAGCGTCATCATCTGCACCTGGCCGGCCGCCATCTCGCTGTCGCGGTGGACCTCGAACTTCTTGCCGGCCTTGTAGATCACCACGCCGTCCGGCTGGTTGACCTCCTCGCGCGCTTCGTTGATCTCATCGAAGGCGCCCTTCTCCGCAAAGATCTGGTTCGTGGAGAGCAGGAACAGCGCCTTGCTGGCCCGCTTGTTCAGGTCCATCTGCAAATCGCGCACGCGGCGCACCACCCCGTAGGGCATGCGGTCGCGGCCGCGCCGGTAGCACCAGATGGGCGTCAGGCTGAAACTGTTGTGGCGCATGGGCGTTGGGCCCAGGGCCAGCAGATGACCCTCGGTGAAGACCGCGACGTGCATGCGCATGGCGACACGCTCCACGATGGAGCCGCCGTGCGCACCCACCACGGCGCGCAGCGCATGGTCCCAGGGCTCCACGAACGAGCCCTTGAAGGGGCCGCTGGTCACCACCTGAACGGACGCCGGCATGCGGAACTGGCACTCGATCAGGCGCACGCGGCGCCGCGCCTCGCTGTCAATGTTGCCGCGCCCGCCGGCCAAGTAGCTGCCGCTGGTGCCGCTGACATGGCGCGCGCTGGTGTGGCCCTGGAAGAAAAACTCGTCCTCGGCCCACTGCTGGGCGCTGAACTCCTCCTCGCGCAGCACGGCACGCTCCAGCACGTCGCGGCGCTGCGGATACATGGTGATGGCCACGTCTTCATCCGCCCAGCGCGTGCGGAAGAGGTAGCGCGCATCGCTCAGGACCGGCTCCATGGCCATCGAGTCCCAGAGCACATTGCGCCAGTCCTCGTACTTGTCGTAGATGATGTCCTTGGTGGGGTCGTTGCGCACACCGGAGTCCACCCAGCCCACGCCCACCTTCACGGCGTCCTCGAAGGCGCGCGAGCGGTTGAACGTGGTGCGGTTCACGTCGCTGACGTACTTGAGCACCTTGGTCTTCACGTCTGCCAGCTGCACGTCGTCCTCGGCGCGCGGCAGCACGCTCCAGTCCACGCGTGCCCGGCGCTCCGTGCCAATGAGCCAGTCGCACATGACGGCCACCTCGTTGAACACCAGGGGCACCTGGCCGCGCTCCTCCAGCGTGGCCGCGTCGGCCGGGTCCCACTGGTCGCCGTCGTAGTAGTCGGCGTCGATGGACATCTGCAGGCGGTTCTCGGCCTGGATCTCGCGCTCGCGGTAGTACCAGCTCAGGAGCTTGCGCAGGGTCTTGCGGGCCTCGGGCTGGTCCAGCGGGTGCGGCGGCGCCTCCTCGTCGGCGTCGAACTCCAGCGGCACGTCGTTCAGGATGCGCTCGCCCACGCCCGCGCGCCGGTTGAAGCGGGCCTCAAGCTGGGACATATTCGGCCCCCAGGTCCGGGATGGTCAGGGCCTCGGCCGCGATTTCCTTGCCATCGGACTTGACCACCAGGGTGCCGAACTCCTGGCCCGGGCGCTGCCATGTGGGCTCGCTGGGCATGCTCACCAGGTCGGGCAGGCCCTCGTTGACGATGGTGGCCACGCGCACCCAGTTGGGCCGGCTGGGCTCGATGCCCAGCACCTCGCAGGCCTTGACACAGGCCTTGGCCAGGTAGGCGGGGTCATCGTAGAGATAGGCCGCGCTCTCCATCACCACGTACCAGGGTGATTTCGGGCGGTAGGCCGGGATCAGGACCAGCGCGCGCTCGGCGTTGATCCAGGTGTAAACGGCCAGCAAGTCCCCATGCTGGCGGTGAAGGTGCGCTTTGCGCAGGTCGATACATGCAGGCATGCCCGCGAAAGTGGCAGGCTTGGTACGGGATCAGCGTGCCATGCCGCCCGCGCGTCGCCTGAGAGGCACAGCGCCCGCAGTGTCGTTGTCCATGCGCGGCAGAGACATGGCGATGTAGCGCCACACGTCTGCGCCGTGGCTGGCGTCGTCGTGCAGCGGCTTACCCGGCTCCCCTGTTCGTGGATCGATCAGGCGTTTGTACCGACTCAGGCAATCCAACAGCAGCCCGCATTTGCTTTCATCGACATATGCCGTGGAGAAGATGCCACGGGCCATGCGGATGCCTGCCTCCGTGCCAAAGATCGGCAACACCTCGACCTCGCGGCCCAGGTCTTCCAGGATCTGGGCAGATGTCATCCCAGTCTTGGCATCGCCCTGGTTCGCATCGTGGGGCAGAAAGTCTGTGCCCCAGCGGTAGGGCAGCTTCTCCATCTCCTCGATGTAGCTCTCCAGCGTGCGCCGGTTGTCCTGCAGGTAGTTGATGACCCGCCAATCCACGGGCGTGCGCTGGACCATGGCGATAGCCATGTTGTCCGCGTAGCCCAGGTCCCAAACCGTGTGCACCGGCAGCTTGGGGTTGTAGGGCACCAGGCAAACGCGGCCATCTGTGTAGAGCCGTTCCACCTCCTTGGCATAGATCGCGCCCGCCACGGTGCGCTTGGGCTGGCCCTCCCACACATTCCAGTAGCTGTCCGGGTCGCGCTTGAAGTGCCGGCGGCGCTCTTTCTCCAGCACCTCGGGGAACCAGGGGTTGTCCCGCCAGTTGATTTCGCACAGCCAGGTGTCGCTGTCGGCCGCGTCGATGAACCGGGCATAGGTGGCGTCCGTGGCCAGGTCTGGGTTCAGCGTGAGCCAGATTTCCGAGCCAGGCCGGCGGATGATCGGCACCAGCACCTCCCAGCTGCGCGCGCTGACGCTCTGGGCCTCTTCCGCCATCTGCTCCAGCTCATCCAGCAGCGCGTTGGTGATCTGGCGCGCCCGCTGGATGTCGCGCCTGTGGGCCAGCCGGATGGTGGCCACAGCCTGCGCATTCGCGTCCACCATCTCACGTTCGGACGCACTGCGTTCCGCGCGTACCTCCCTGCGTACCGCCTCCTTGCGTACCAGCTGCTCCGCCTTGTCCTGGATGCGCTCCGACAGGTCCCGGCTCCAGTCGTCACGCTTCGCGCGCTTGCGGATCGCTCCCTCGCTGATGCCCTGCTCTCCTGCGATCTGCCGAAGGCTCTTGATGCCTGCCCGGTAGTCCAGCTCGATGCGCTCCCACTGGGGAGCGTGCTTCTGTTCCTTGCTCATCCTCCCGAAGCTGACAGGCTTGGGACGGCATAACGCAACGCAACCCTGAGGAAGATGCTCTGTCGCAGGGCATGCAGGCGTACTAGCAAAACAATCGCCCTGAACGCCGGCCCTGTGCCGATCCACACATGGAGTCCTGGCGATGCGCAAAAAACAAAGCCCGCATTTGCGGGCCCTGCTTCCATCACAGACTAGCTTCTGCGCCTACTGCAGCCTCAAGGGCGCAACGATCGGCGAGGGAAGGCCAATCTGAGCTGCCGTAACGGGCTGAAGCAGCCAGCCGTACTGCCCTCCAGTAGAGGTTCCGCAACTCGAATTGTCAAACCCTGTGATACCTGTCGGAAGAACGGACACTACCGTTCCGTTGGCCTGAGGTGTAGCCGACGTCACCATGAATGAGCTCAGCGAAAGCGACCATACAACCGTCTTGGCGTAGATAGAGCTTGCTGCCGTGGGACTGCCTGAATTCAAGTAACCTTCACCTGAGCAGTTGCCAGGGCCCGTGCCTTTGTAATAGATCTGAGAGTTGGGAAGCGTCCCATCCCATGACATCACCATCAGGTGGCCCGTGCTGGTCACGAGGGTGATGTTATTCCGCGCCGCGCTCACCACCTTACCCAGGGTCACATTGTTGGCATCAACCAAGGTCACGCCACCGCCGGCAGGACCAGCAGGCCCGGCCGCTCCCGTGGCCCCCGTGTCGCCTTGAACGCCCTGGATACCTTGTGGCCCTGTCGCGCCCAAACCTCCTGATGCTCCCGTCATGCCGGTAACACCTTGCACACCCTGGATGCCCTGAGGACCCTGCGGACCCGTCGCTCCGGTGCTGCCTGTAGGGCCAGTGGCACCAGTAGCGCCAGTCACCCCTGTTGGACCTGTCGCACCTGTCACGCCTGTGGTACCCGTCTGACCGGTGGCTCCTGTCACGCCCGTGGCGCCTGTCGGTCCTGTTACGCCTGTCGCTCCAGTAACACCTGTCGAGCCCGTGGCTCCCGTCGCCCCGGCGCCTGTCGGACCTACGGGACCGACGGCCCCTGTGGCGCCCGTGGGTCCTGTTGCCCCCGTCGCACCCGTGGCTCCTGCGCCAATGCCTGGAGCGCAATGCACCAGTTGTCCCGTCACGCCATCGACACACAGCAGCTGACTGCCAGTGGCCGTATCGGCCGGCAAAGCCGGAACCACCACTTCACCTGTGTTCTGTACACGCAGACGCTCGGCCCCTGCCGAATTTTTGATAATGAAATTGCCGCCTGGAGGCATGGTGATGCTGACATCAGCAGCCTGCGCCGCAGGCGCGAGAAAGCCCGCGCTCAGGCACAAAGCAAAAATCAGGCGAGAAGGTATGGTGGTTTCTTTACGGGACATAGTTCAACTGCCGTTGGGATAGAAGCACTTGAGCACCCTGTACCAAACTCATGGCCCAGGATGCCGGGAAGTAATGAACAATTCAGGAGGGTGTGCGGCCGCGGCGTTGGCGAAGAAGAGCCAAGCCACCAAGCATCAAGCTCATCAACATCACCCCATAGGTACTGAGCGTGGGAATGCTTGCCGGAGAAGTCACCACCGGTGCCCCGATCTGCACATTTCCAGGTACGGCGCTACCGCTGGGATTCGACAACGTGGCGCCAGGCCCCATCGTGACAACGGCAGTGCCAGGGCCAGACGAAGTCAGCACGACCGGCCGACCAGGAGTTCCCAGGGTCAGCGTTCCAAGAACCGTCAGGTTGGTGCCCGCCGGCAGGACGACGGTGGGCG